GCGCCATTAAAACAAATTTCTTCTCCACCTAGTACACCTACATTATTCGAAGGGTGGTCTGGAGTTTGTGTGTTGTTCCAATTTTCTAAATAACTTGCTCGTTCTAAATCTGAAAATTTTCTTTTACTTAAAAACGCAAAACATTCTTTATAATTTGATCCGGGTAAGGTCCAAGTTTCTGACGCTGGTCGTCTAGTAAGATTCCAAGCTTCTTTGTATTCGTAAATTCTATTTTGGAAAGTTCCTATTGTACCTAGATTTGGTGCTAAGTCTCCAACAGGTCCCCATTTTGGAATGCTGTACCAACTCCTACCTCTAGATGGGAATGCAATATCTCCATAATTAGCCATCGCTTTTAGGTATTCATGATTTAGCCCAGAATCTTTTCTAGCTAATGCAAATTTTCTAGAGAAATGTTTTTGTTTTGGAAAAACATGACATTTAAATTTAATGTTTTCTTCAAATCTTAAAGAATCATTCCAACCATATTTAGTTTCCCCAAGAGCAGCATATGGTGATACTAAATTTACTCTATCCACTCCATATGTGTCGGCCCAATCTGGGTCATGTGAAATATTGTAACTAAGGATATTGTGAACGGCGGATAAATCTGAATTATGTTCCATCCACATGTTTGCATAATAAAAATTACCTAAAATGTTTCTTGGTTGGAATTCTTGTGATGTTTTGTAAACCCCCCCAACTGCGTCATTAGGACCGCCACCCCAACCACCGTTAGGCATCATGTACAATCCATTTGCAATTCTCAAATCAATTTTGTATACAGGATCATATTTTTTAACAGTTACATAAGCAAAAATAGTTAACCCATACGGCCTATGCTCTATGTTTGTTGCGTTAGGGAATGATGCTGTAGCCTCTGGTTTTTGTCTGTATACAAATTTGTAAGTAGTTAAATAAGGGCCGCTTTTTAAAATTGACGATGTTGCAAGATTTCCACTAGTAAATAGTTGAGGATTTGCTATACTGTAAATATTTCCAGACAGATCTTTTGTTTTTATGTTTATAAAAGCAGAGCTATCCAATGTTGGTGGAGTCCCGGTGGGTGCCACACTTGTTGAATACACATCATAATATTGATATCTGCTCGGATCATATTTTATAACAGTCGGAAAAATTACTTCAACAGATTCATACCCCCCAGATGGGTTTTTTTGAACAGGTTCTATTTGAGCTACAACTCCAGAACTTGCAAATGGGGATATGACTGAATTATCAACTCCTGAAATGAGCCAATTAGTATAGTTGCCCCAAACAGCAGACTCAAAATCTCCTGCACTTACTGGAACTACACATCGGATTACTGTTGAAGTATCTGGTATTGCCCCCTCTGGAACTTTCCAAGTAATTTGTCCTAGATAAGTAGACCCCGGATCATCAACAGTTTTACCTCTTGTAATTTCATATCCAAGACTAGCAGTGTAAGGTCCATAATTAGTGTTTTTAGGGGTTGCTGAAACATAAAGAATACCTGTGCCATCTTGAGGTGGTGCAGTGCCTACGGCTGAAACTGCACCATTTACCGCACTAATGGAAAATCCAGACGCGGTTGCTTCTGCTATGGAGTCTGCTCTAAATCCAAATGATCCGGCAATAAATGAATTACTTGGATTTTGAAGTGGGATTATTGGAGGAAAATTTGTTAGTGGGTATCTAACATCCCAATTATCCCCCCCTACTCCGGTATACTTATACGCAAAACTTGGCGCAGGCCCTCTGGGAGGTCCACCCCCATCTCCTGTATTGGTATCTCCAATAGTACTTGAATATTCTTCTTCCGTCTGCCAAACCAAAACTGAATTGAGGTCTGTAGCTTGAATAGTCCAATCAAAAATCAAAGAGAACTCATTAGTTTTTGCTATGGGTGAAAATTGTTTGTAGCAAGATAGTAATAATTTATTTGAGCCATCTAAAGACAGCCCACCTGTAAATAAGCCAATTTCTCTTAATGTATTTCCATTGGCTGTATATTTATCCAATACTATTCGAATATTTGCTCCGCTATTTCTTTTTATAGTTATCGCAGATTTAGGTATTTGTAAAAATAAACCTGTTGATTCTGTATAAGTTGATCTATCCAAAGAATCAAAATTTGTAACATTGGTAATTTGAGATTTGGATAAAACTTTTCTACGAAGATTTCTACCATATTGCGTTCTAGTTAATGGAATTTCTAGATTATAAAATTGGTTATTCCCTTCAGTGGTGTCTGCGAGATAATTTACAACACCTGTTCCAAGTTGACAGTATTGAGGGATAATATTTTCAATCTGAGATCTACCGTCAGATGTGAAGAAATTAGCCATATTCACACTGAATCCAAAGGTCAGTATGTTATTGAACTCATGTAATTTTTCTACATTACCATTTTGTTCTTTGTAGACTATCAACCGTCCTGCTGTGCTGGGTAATTTTCTCATAATTAAATTAATTTAACTTCGTTATAGAATCGCTCAATCTTACCTGTCGAGCTAAACACAAATTTGGGAGTTGGAACATAAGTTTCAACTGTAATTGTAAAGCCTCTCATGAGAACTCGGTCTTCCCTATCCCCAATTTCTACAGAAGACTCATTTGCCTCTTCTGTTAAAAAAGCTTTTGTATTGTTGGCAATGCTTGTTTGCAACTCAAATGATGGATTGAACAAAGAATATATCTGCTCTGTTAATTGCCCCATATCACTTGCGTACTTTGAAAATATAGTTATTTTATATGAAATATCTATTGGCCTAGGAGCCAAACTTACAACACGCCTAGCTCTTTGTGCCCGATCATCCCATATAGCCTCACTAACTATTATAGGAAAATATTTTTGCCGTTCGGTATTTATTGTGGTTGCAGGTTGAGCAACAGATATTATTGGCAAAATAAGATTATCTTCCTGAACAATTTTGGCAATAGAGCGTTCAGGATTAGCATATATGCAATTTACTTTTCGAATATTTCCTTCCGAATCTATTAGTTTAAATCCAGAGAATAAATCTCTAATTGATCGCAATGTATCTCTGTAAACCAAAGAAATATTATTTTCAGCTTTTGATGCTTCAAATATTAATTCTCTAACGCGATAAGATGCGTCTTTCGCGGGGGCAAAATCAGCGGATGTTCCTACTGATTCTAAAACATAAGTTCTAATTCCGCTCGCGCTCATCTACGCCTCCAAGAGGATTACTTGTGTCTGTGAGTGGGGTAGCTTGAACATCTTCCGAATCACGAAGAACTTTGGCAGTGCAAATATAATGATAAACCCCATATGCTTCGAAACTATCTTCTTGCACTTCAATTATTTCGTACATTACCTTCTGGAAATGCGGTTGAATTAGATCTCCGGGAATCGGTGCTCTTCCGATTCGTCTTTCAACATAAGATTTATTGAATGTAAAAAGTTGATCACTAGTTAATTGAATTCCGAACTGAGTTAGGTTTTCTTCAATAACTTTAGGATCATAGTGAGCATATAAGATGATCGGGGATCTAGCTATTGGTTTATTTTTTTGTTCCATGTATACTTCATCGTATTCAGTTGATCTACTGTACTTGAAGTAATTTATCTTTGACCCTGATAACCTTATTTGTTCTTCATCAACCAAATTAAAGAATCCTATATCAGGATTGCGTTGATCAAATAAACTCAACTCGCTGTCGGCATTGGATGACTCGACATCGGGAACTTGAGTAGTTACTTTAAAATTCTTTTTCATCAGTAAAGGCTAAATGCAGGTGGTTCCTCAAACTCATCCAAGAGTTGTTTGTTCAACATTTCTATTTCTTTTTCACTTTGTTGTAACAACATATCCCCATTTAATTGGGATCCTCCTCCGGGTCCGGGAAGGGTTCTGTACTTTCCTCTTATTTGACCAAGAATACCTTTGGCTAGTGCAAGGGCATAGCGTTGTATAAAATTTCTATATGCTGGGTGAAGTGTTCCTGAATCAAGTGCTCGATATTGAACTATGACTGTCTCATTTCCATATGAAGGCACAGGATACAGTTGTAGGTATTGATTATTTATAATATCATAACTTCCATCTTGCCCTAGGATTTTACGCATCATTTCCAAACTTATTTGAAGCAAATTAAATTCTCCGATGCTAAAATCGTTGAACAAAAAGTTTTGTTGGAAATATTTCAAGAAATAATCTTGTTCTAAAGTTTGTCCCATTCCGGGAATACCAATCAAATCTTTCTTGTAAATAACATAATCAAGGTTGTCAATCACATAATTTGGAAGTTCATATGTCCCAACCCCAGCAACAGTTTTAAAAGTCATCAATTGCCGAGTGCATAAAGGAGCGTGATTAGAAAGTTTAGTTACTGCCTCATCTATGGCAGTTTTTATTTGATAGTCTGTTAACTCAACTCTTACAACGGGAAAACCCAATCTTCCTAAAATAAATGATTTGATTTGTTCTTCAAAATGAGTTAGTTCCGTAGGCTCTTGCAGCGTAGTTTCATTTAATGAAGAAGTTATTATTTCTCCCCTAGGCTTAATGGTGTAAACATTATCCCCATAAGGTATTCCAAAGCTGTTACCATAATCACCTGTTGTCGGTTTTATCTGCATTTGGTTTTACTTTCTTAGGCTTTTCTTCTTCAATTAAATTTAAATTACAATGCTCAATCGGGATTGGAGATTCTATTATCTCTCCCGGCCTTATCTCAAGAATTTTATCTTGTAAGGCTACTAGTAAATTAAATCTGCAATGGCTTTTGTATGTATACATTGATCCCTTATGTATATAGACAAAAAGAAAGAGTCGGGGAGTTTTTATTTCTCCCCGACTCTTTTAATTACTCAACTGTTATCAGTTAGTTGTGACATTTGTGGTCTTACCGAAGGGCAAGTAGAGGTAGTTGGAAGCGGGTCCGACTATTCTAATTACTCTGTAGAACTTATGAGCAGGTTGGATTGCTGCTTTAGCGTAACGGGTTAAGATACCCTTTCTTGGTTGGAAAGTTTCAGGATCCGTTATGGTTGGTAGAGACTCGATTGGGATGTATGGGCAATACACGAAACCACCGTCGAGGGGGCTTCCACCCTTGTATCCCATGAGGATTTCATCTTCAGGCCAGAGAGGATCAATGAATAGATCGTACTTGCCTGCAAACTTGCCACGGTACTCAATCTTGTTAGCACCCATGTTTGTGATGCCTTCAGTCTTGGGACCGATACCACCTTCTAGCTTGGCAGCGGATTCCAACATTGCACCAACGAGAGGTGATGTTATAATCCAGTTACCGGGGCCACGGTGAGTGGTCTTGTAGATATCTTGTGATGCAAAATTCAAGACCGCTAACAAGTTAGCATAAACATGTCCAGCATGCTGAGGAGAAAAGGGCAATGTAGAGGCTGAGAAGTCAATCAAGAATACATTGCTCTTAGTAGATCCTGTAGCACCAAAATCATTTGTTGGCATTGAGCCTTGACCAAATGTGAATGATGCTGGAGTAAATCCGGCACCCGTTAGTGGATCAACACCTCCGATGGCTCCAAAATTGTTGGAATTGGTTGTGTTATCCAAGGTTGCTGGATACCAACCACCAAGGTTGCCATTTGCTCCAGCAGCGACATTGTAAGCTAGGCCACGAAGATCTTCAATTAGTTCGCGGTCGATTTCTAGCTCTAATTCCTTAGACATAAGCTCAGTCAATTCACGCTCAAGATCAAGATTGTGGTAAGCCTTGAGGTCTTGGCTAGCTTCAATTGTCCAGAGGGCACGCATCTTGCGAGTGCGTGCGACAACAGGCTGCTGCTCAATTGTGATATTGAGTTCAGGAATACTTGTTCCTGCTAAGTACTCACCAGCAGAGATTGACCAACCAAGAATTGTCTTGGAGTCAGGGAATCCTGCAATTTGACCACCGTAAGTTGTTGAAGCAACACCTAAAGTATGACCACTTAGCCCACCAAATATTGCTGATGTATTAGGGGCAGGTGTAACATCGAGGTCGGTATTACCATTGCCTATTGCGCTAGTTGTAAAGCCGCGATAGGTTAGGTTATACTTGCTGTAGAGTTGTTGTTCTGTTGAACCAGTAACTCTTCTTGATCCTAAGTAGAAGATCTGTGAAACTGGACCTTCCATTGGCTGAACTGAACCGATC